TTCTTTGTGTGTAGCTTTCTTTCTGAAAACTCAATAAGACCTATTCCATCATCGTTTATGGATAGTCCGGTTTTTTTTCCTTCTTGTAGTTTTTTCTTGCACGAACCAAGGCACTCCATAACCTTATGCACTATTGTACCTAATTGTGCTTTTTTACCAGATGTTGACTGATGTCCTAAAGCGTAGGTTATAAAATATTGCATCTGACAGTAATCGTAATTATTATACGATGAACTGCGAACATATGTAACTATCATTAGTTATCCTCTTTAAATTTATGGATGCCGCCAACCAACTCTGGCTCTGGGGCTTTTTCTTCTGGTTCAGGGACCGGAGCGATCTCAGTACCCAACCAACCCCACTCGTTTAAGAGGTTAATTATTTCAATATTTGTATCGTGTATAGATAGATTGGCGTTATCTATGACGGCATCGAAGTCTTTATATGAAGATAGCGAACACTCGCTGGCATGTTTGTCGTCATGCGGACTTCTGGTCAGCTTGACAACCTTACCACCAGCATTACTTATTGCTTCGACCTCGTTTGGAAATCTACAGTCGTCCACAATAGCCAGAAGCGGCTGTTCAATAGAAATATCTTTTACAAGTCTAGATTGCCAAATGTCCTCGTATGCAAACCTACAAATATCTGTTCCAAAAAATTGTAAAAATTCGCGAGCACTCATTCTGCCACGCTTGTGATATTTTAAAGTTCCACAATCTATAAGCCTTTTAACGTCTTTTTGTTTGGCGACCTTTTCATCTGTTATCACTCCGGGCATTTCTTCCCACCTAAATATAGTTGCGCTGTTTTTGTCGGCATCGCTTCCATATACTTGGTCTAATCCCATCTGAAATAACTCTACAGCAATTTGTTTAAGTGGTGCTGCAAACGAATAACTTTTCACATACGGCCACATATTAAAAGCGGCCCAATCTGCAAATTCAATATCTTTTCTAGTGATGTCTAGAATCGCATTTCCTCGCTCACTTTTTCCATCGGCTCCTGCGATGTTGGTGGTGATAGCAAGATCCCCATCTTCAGTGATACCAAAGTCACTTACGATATTGTGAGATCGCATTTGATATCCATGCAGGAAGTTGCTACAAGTGCTTTTTCCTGCCTGCTTGCTTCCGGCAAACGCAAGTATTCTACTCTTCATTAAATAAACCTTTCAATTGGGGATACAGTTCTTCTTTGATTTGTTCTATGGTCATTTCTCCAACATCTTTAGTTGAGATTTCTGGCCTGTGGTAATTGAATCTTCTTCCACATTTTTTAATTATCTGTTCACACGCTTTTGTTCCCGCGTCGTCTGAATCGGTAAGTATGACAACGTTAAGTGCTCCACTTTGTTCCAGTAGTAGTAACTGGTCTTCATTGATGCTTGAGCCAAAAATACCAACACAGTTCTTAAGGCCAGCCTGATACATTTTCCAAACGTCTCCTTGTCCCTCAACTAAAATTACAGACTTGCTTTGCCTAATATGTTCTGAGGCTATGTTTAAACCATAAAGAACTGATTTTTTAAAGCCTCTGCTGTGTAACCATTTTGGTTGTAATGATTCGCTCGTAGATCTACCAACACATCCCACATAGTTATAGTGTTCATCATACACTGGAACCACAACTCTTCCTGACATTGGTTGTTTTTTTGCAGAACATTCTCCAATATCAAACAGATCTAGTGTTTCCCGTGTAAACCCACGGCCAATATAATAGTCTGACGGTATTTTTATCTTAGATCTTATCTCTTCTCTAGATATGCTAGCCAAGCCTCTCTCTATCTTTTTGTTAAAAACATCAAGCACGTTGAGTCTTCTTTGTTGCTGCTCTTCTATGTTGTCCAAGTCTTCAATGCTCATATTGAAAAAGTTGGCACACCACGCGGCAGCCTCGTTCAGTGAAACCTTGCGATCTCTTTGTTGAGAAAGCGTGCCACGAACAAACCCCAGTAAACTACTTGTAAAATCTTCTTCGCAGTGTTGAGTCCAGCAAGACCAGTTTCCCTTAGCCGTTAGCCCGTCTGTAAAGATGCAACAGGCTTCTGGGTTGTCTCCACCATGTATGGGGCAGGCAAAAGCGTATCTATTGGGATACTCGACATATTCTATATCAAGCGCCCTAAGCATATCTGGCAACCTCTCAAAGAGATTCTCACATATCTGAAATATCTGATTCTTCGTTAACGTCTTCATCTATCTCAAAACCTTCATTTCTAGATCTATTTTCAACATGTATTTCATTTCTAGTCATACCCTCATCAATTCTTCCATACTTACCAAACATCTTCATACTGATGTAATCGCCGTCATCTAAACCCTCTCCGTGCCTAGCAACAACTGGCACAAGCTTCCTGTTCCCATAGTCAACGCCGTCATCGGCAACCTCTTCATCCGATTTAAGCTTAAAGATAGAAAAGCTTGTACACAACCATATAAGCCTGTCTGATCCAGAAACTACATCAGTAGATTCCTTGGTTATACCGTCTCTGTTTAGCTGCACGAACGCCAAACATGGGACATCATATTTTACCATAAAGTTATGGAGCTTAGTTATTTGAAAACCCAACACTTGATATTCCTGCATTGAAGAGCTGATGCCTTCAGAACCCATAAGCTTAAGATAATCATATACAATTAGACAATCTTTTGTTTGCCCGTTGTCGTCAAAGCCAACATGTTGATATATCCACTTTCGCATTTGACTTAGTATATTCTCAAAAGACTCTCCCGCGATACTAATGTAGTGATACGGTATTTCTTTTAGCTTGTCTCTAGCGGCTAATACTTTTTCTTTCTCGATTTCACTTTCCGCAAACTTGCCTGTCGTTATATTGTTAATTTCTACGCCAGATAAGCACGCCAACATACGGTTGTGATGATCCTTCTTAGACATCTCAGTGTCAAGAACCAGCACCGGTATGTTCAATTCGCTACTTACATGCATAGCCACAGCGTCTCCAAACATAGACTTACCAACCTTTGGACGAGCGGCGACTAGATCAACACACTTTCTCCTCAATCCGCCTCCAATAGCTACGTCAAATCTAGCAAAGCCGCTTGGGATTCCAGCAAAGTCAGAAGGGTTGTCTATAAGATATTGAACATAGTCATCTAGGTCTTCACCAATCAACTCTGTCTGTTTACTAGATCCCTTATAGATATCGCCTGTAGCATCCAGAATTGGCTCTTCAACCTTAGATATTACGTCCATGATGTCTTCATCACCAGTGACTGAATCTAAATGTCTTTCACACGCCTTGAGGGTTTTCTTTAGGTCTCTTGCCAGCTTAAGTTTTGCCAGTTTGGACGCATGAATCCCTATGTTATCTTTCAATATTGGAAAGTTAAATAACGATCTAATAAATCCTATCTCGTCTTTGGTGTTGATCTGATCATAGATACCAAGATCATTCGCAATAGAAAGTATTGAAGACAGCTCTACCTTTGAAGTGTCAAATATAGACTTTTGAACACAGCTAAATATAAGCTGGTTCATCTCGTTTGTAAAATGATCAGCCTGTATAAAATCTATTTCTAGATAGGCGTCAAGACCGTACTGACAAAGCGCTGCGATTACAGCTCTTTCAGCGGCCATGTCTTCAAGTTTTTTTGTTATTATTTTGCTAGGCATTTGTCACACGTATAAAATTCTCTTGCGTGGGTTGGATGTACGGAAAAATCTTTATTGCATCGCTTGCAGTGTTGAACGACAAATTTTACCGTAGACCTTCGACGTTCTGTGGGCTGGAAGTCTGGAGTCGTAATATCTTTAGAGTCTTTGCCATCATCAACAAATGAGTTAGACCTTTCTTTAACTTCATTTACAGGAATTCCACCCTTTCTGGTTTCAATAGCGTCACTGGAGACAATCGGGGAAAGAAATTCTGATTCGTTAACTCGACCCCTTGGTTGAGAAACGACTTCTGCTTTTTGTGGCTTTGTCTCCTGTTCCAGTAGGTTGTTTGCCAGAGATATTAGCTCTGCATCATTTGTAGCTATTGCGTTTTTCAATAGCTTTTTAGCTTCTTCAAGCCTGTCCATACTTATCTCCTTCTAGATAAATTTGTTAGTATGTTTGCCATACTTTGTATTCTGTCAGCTTTACCATTTAGTATCTTGACTCTAGCTTCTGCATGATTCTTAACCTTTAGTATGTCGGACGCTAATGGATTTTCTTTTATTGCAGAATAATATTTCTCTTGCCACTTAGTATATTGTGATCCATAGTTCTGCATCACTGTAGATATTATATACCAAATACTGGAATCTGCCCATTCTAAAATTGCATTTTCTTTTACTTTGACAGACTCTAAATATTCTCCGTAATTGTGAAGCTCGTAGGCGTAGCTTAGACACTGCTCGCCGGTTAGTATTCTAAGCGTCTCAGAAGTAAGATTTAAGATCCTAGATATGTTTCCTTTGTACTCTCCCTCAAGGTTTTTCTTTGGTCCATCTGGACTTATAATGTTTTTGCAAGAGATCCACTCATCTATCGCTTGTGTGAATTCATTTAATTTTTCTTCGCCACTCATCTAAGTCCTCGTTATAATTGAACTCTATTAATGTAATGTCGTTTAGGTGACACCATTCTTTCTTTTCGGAATCTCTGGCTTTAGCTCTGTAAAACGACAGTTTGTCTTTGTAAAAGAACTTATTAAATTTATAGTGCTGCTCACCATGCACTTCTATAATTAAATTTCTATTTGGTATAAAAAGGTCTACCCTTAGTGTGCTGCGTCGTCTCTCCGTTTTACTTCCGGCGAGCGATACTTCCTCTAGTATTCTATCATACGGAAACAGTTTGTCAAGTAAATCTTTTGCTTTTATATGTAGCGAAGATCTTTTAGAACATTTTGCTTCGCTGTTAGATGGGTTCCAGCTATATTCTTTTCCATCAAGACCGTTTATAATCAAGATATCGACTCCTTAGTATTTCACATGTTTCATTGCTGCCCGCATTACACCACAGCCCTTCCTTTTAAGTTTTCCCAGTCTTTTTCTGGTCTAACTTTTAGGTTTGTCTCCCAAGCTCCGCGAAGCGTGTGACATGGGGTGTCGAGACTTTCTGCAAGCGTTATGATAGAATTTAAATCTTTTGGAAAGCAACTACCTCCAAACCCATACTTGCCGTCCGGACCCGGAACTACCCAGTGAGTATCTCCCAGTCTAGGGTCAAAGTTGGCGTACTCTGCAACCTTGTCGTAATCAACCCCAGTGGCCTCGCACAGCTTGGCGAATTCGTTGGCAATTGAAACTTTTGTCGCCAAGAAGCAGTTGGATAAATATTTTACATATTCAGCGGTTGTGGATTCTGTTTTAACGACTTTTACATTTGGAAAAACGTGTGAATAAAACTGCTTCAGTTTAGTGGTAGATTTGACATCGCCCCCTAGAACAACCCTGTTGGTGTTTTCAAAATCTTTAGACGCAAATCTTTCTGTTAAGAATTCTGGATTAAATACAATCTTGTCTGTTTTTAGTTTTGCATTTAGGGCAGCCGTAGTGCCGGGGGTTACAGTAGACTTTATACTGATAATAGGGTTTCCAGAGGACAAAAAATGCAGGTTTGTTTTGACCACATCAGAACATACTTGCTCTACTATTGAAGTGTCGCAAGACCCATCTTCTTTCATTGGTGTTGGAACGCAAACAAACACAACGTCTGACGAGTCAGAAAGCGTAGCTATACTATCATGCGTTGAAAGTTCTGGTAGAAATTTATCATAAGTATTGACAGGATAATATCTTGAAAACTCTTTTTTAATAGCCTGTCCAACAAATCCCTGACCAACTATTCCAACTGTTTTAATTGTCATTTATCAAATATCCTTCTACGTAAATTGGAGTGTTTTCACCTACATATGCGCCAAACGTATTGTATTCTAGCCATTCAAGAGACGATTCATAAGATTCGCCCGTTTCTTTAACGCAAATATCCAACATCTTTTCGACAGAGTAAACAACCCTTTCACCATCGAGTCCAATAGAAACGCCAATAATAGCATCGTCATAACCATCGGCAAACAAAAGATCAGTGCTGTAGTGTTCACTAAGCTCTTCACGAATTCCCATATTTCTTTAACTCCTTCTTTAGCCACTGGAAAGCATTTCTTTTATTGAGGACTCAAGGAACTCGACTAGTACAGAATTTTCTGATAAAAAGCTATACAGGTTGTCTTGACCTTGAAACTTAAACGCCTTCCCTAATACTTCTTCATCGTCAACATTTAGCTCTGGCTTTATCTTTTTTGCTAATTTTTTGCAATCGGACATGAAAACACAATTAAACCAAGCTCCAGACTTTTGTATCAAACCTAAGTCGCATGAAAGCATTAGTATTTCTTGAGTCTTATCTATACCGTGTCCATACCTAATGTAGCTTTGAACCTGTCCTCCGGGCGCGCCCATAGAGGAGCAGATTATTTTCCAGTTTACCACCTGTCCAATCCTATCACCGCCCGTGCTTGTCCAAGGAGAAACCGCAGATACTCTTTCACCTCCTCCAGCAATCTCCATTCTTGTATCGGCTTGATACTGAATCTTATTGCCGCCATCAGACAGTTTAGATTTTCCAAACCCTGCCGTGTTTGCTATGTAGTGAGTAATCGCTATGACCAGCCCACGCTGTCTTGGAAGAAGCTGTCCCACCTTTTTTGTGAAGATAGATAGAATCTTTGGAAGACCAGCCCGTCCCGGTGTAAAGTCACCATCAAGCTCTTTCTTGGGGATAAGCGAAGATATAGAATCAATAATAAGAACAGCACCGTAGTAGTCTGGGTGGCTCATTAGCTTGTGTGCCGCCTCTAGGAAGTCTTCTGCGGGAAGTGGTTTATCGTCTGGATGGATAACCTTCATCTTGGCTGGATCTAAATCATGAACCTCAAAGTTCATATCTTTTAGCCTACCCTCTACATCAAGATAGATAACCGGACGACCTTCCTTTTGGCAATTTGACGCTATCTGCATAGCCGTAGTAGTCTTTCCGCTTTTGGGATCTCCCGTAAGCGTTAACCAAGAGCCCTCTTTTACGCCACCGCCTAGAGCAATATCAATAGCGGGACTGATGGATATTACTTTATATCCCTTTTTTTCTTTTAAAACATCAAGCCCATTAGAAATTATGTTTCCATATTCTTTGATCATCTTCGTCAGATATTCAGGTTTCTTCTCTTTTACTTTTGCCATTCTCTATGTTCCTAATTTTTGAAAACAATGTATTTGGTTTTTGTGGTGCTCTAGATTTATACTGGGGATTTTCTGGTAGTTTCAACACTTCCTTCTTTTTGCTTTTTTCTTTTTCTATTTCTTCAGCAGCTTTAGATACTCCCTTTTCGACAAAACGAAGAGCTAGTACAAACTTGCCTGAGCTATGAAGAAACCCCAGTGAATATATTCTTCTTGAGCTGGGGCTGTTTATATAGCGTATGAGAGCTTCTTCTCCGAATTTTTTTATCAGCTTCCAAGCAACACGTACCTGAATTTGATATTCTTCGGTTTGAGACTTATTCCAGAATTTATATTCTAAGCTTCCACGGTTTTCTTTTTCGCTTTTTCTTACGCATACTTTTTCAGCAGCGTATTGAGCAGCGTTACAATCCTGCCCCGTTGAGGCACTCTTGTACTTGCGGGTGCTTTCTTTTTTCTGATCCATTTTTAAAAATCATTCTTTTCAAATTTTGCTTAGTCAATTTTCTAGTGGACACACGTTCTTCAAATTCATTATGTGGCCAAACAAACTTACGGACATCTATTTCAGAACAATCATCTTTAAGTAAAGACACGGTTAGAGTTTGGTATGACTTAGAGTAAGAGCCATCTACGGCCTGATCTTGAGCTACACCTCTAACAACAGACAGTCCGTCAAGGCCATGATCGTTTTCAAAAAATATTTCCTGCCTAGCTCCGAACATATATAACTGGACTTTTACAGGAAGCACATTATTCTTATTGCAATACTCTTTTAATCTTATCCAAGGATTATCAAACCCTTCTCGTTCATAGTCTCCGTATACGACAGTTCCGTTGGTAAGGGTTATCTGCCAACTAATCATCAGTTCGTTGTGGCAGAGGTTTTTCATATATCCATCAAATTCGGTACACAGCATTCTAGTCTTCCTTGATTTTATGAATGACCCCTTGGTATCTTGTTGGGGTTTTTGTCTTTCTAGCAGACTTGCTTTCGTCGCCAGCCATAGAAGCTGCTTCAGTCATGACAGTGACACCACGATCTTCTTTTCTTGCAAAAAGTTCAGATGTGTGAGTTGAATCTTCTTCGCTTCTGACTTCTAGATAGCGTGAAACAACTTTGACAGATCTTTCGAGCTTGTCTGCAATATCTTCGTTACTCATTGATTTATTGTCGTCAATAAACTCTTTTTCTTTATTAGAAAGTGGTCCTTTTTTCATCTTAGGTCTCCATTAAAAAACGTCTAGCTTTGGTAAAATACAATCTGTTTTTGCTCTCAAGGTACTTGGTATAGCTTTGAAAAGTTTGTTCTGATACCTTTTTGAATTTATACATGTGTGATTGTCGTCTTGTTGACGCATAGGAAGAGTCTGCCTGATGCGGGTCTAATAGTTCGTTTCTCCCATACTTGATATAATAGGTGTTGGAGCCGTTTGAAGACTTGACCGTCTTTGCGATGGCTTTATCTTCTGAGACAGTTTTACCATTGAGATCAATAAATATAGTTTCAAGTTGTTCTGGGTCTGGTATATTTAAACCAGACACATCTTCGTTTTCCCATCTAGCCATTGAGTTTCTCCAGCTTTTCTTTTACTATTCTTATGCAGTCCGCCTCGGTCGATCCTGTGACACATATCTGAGCCTTTGTAGATATGCCATACTTTTTAAGTAAGGAATTTCCCATTACCATTGTGTCTAAAGTACCATCCTTATCTATTTTTCTTACATCTAATTTAAGAGTTATGGTTGCATGATGTGGATGTAGTCTTCTTTCTAGATTATTAGTCTCCATCTCGTATCCATTTCACTTTTTGTGTTTCGGTCATGCGGTTTATTTTCTTGTGCATGTTTCGCGTTTCTTGACCTTCTCTGCTTTTATTTATTCCGTGTTCTTGCTTTTTATCTTCTAGCTCGTACTTTCCCATCTTTTGGGTGTTTCTATCTGCCATTTGACCTATTGTTTTGGCCTCTCCTCTGACAAACATAGCTGGAGGATTTATGTATACTTTAGATAGAGTTTCTTTACCACAATGAGGACACTCGTGGGTTGAGGGGTCGGTGTGCTTTTGGAATATCTCTGTGTAATATGCACATTTCTCACACTCGAAATCGTATGTCGGCATTTGTAATCTCCTTTTATTATACAGTGTTATATACTGTTAGTCAAGGAAATGGCTCACAATTTAGAAAGTATTTTTGAGATAATGCTATTTCTAACAATATCTTCGTTGGTTAGTTCGCAGATAGAAACACCATCAACGTCTTCAAGCCTATCCATACACGTCTCTAATCCCCCATCAGCACGATGGTCTAGATCTGTTTGGCTAGCGTCTCCATTGATTACCGCTTTTGACCCAAGACCTATTCTTGTTATAAACATTTTTATTTGTTCGTAGGTGGCGTTTTGAGCTTCGTCAAGTATCATAAATGTATCGTGAAAGTTTCTTCCTCGCATGTACTCAAGCGGACACATTTCAATCGTGTTTGTTGATCTTGCAGAGTGATACGTTTCTACACCTAAAAATAATTTCATCTCCTCAACAACGGGAACTAAGTATGGTTGTATCTTGTCAGTAAGACTTCCCGGCAAAAATCCAAGACCTCTTCCTGCTTCAACCACGGGTCTAGTTATTACAATTTTTTGAATCTTGTTGTCTATAAAGTGTTGGCAGGCCAAGCCTACAGCTACTGCGGTTTTACCTGAACCAGCGGGGCCGGAACAGAATGTGACATCACCCTCGACCATTGAGCGTATATATTCAGCTTGGTTTTCTGTTTTTGGTTTTAGTGTTTTTCTGCGTGGTCTAACAGGTTGATTTTTTTGGTTTCTACGCTTGGGCAATGTATTACTCCTAAAAAGGTAAATCTGGTGCCGGAAGGTCTCTTACATTAGTGTCTTTTACTAGAACTATATCACTAGCATCATTCTGATAGGATATTGTTCCGTCTAAATTTCCACCATCGGTTCCTCCTCCATCATAGCTAAAGTTTGTTAAATAGTTCTTTTTCCCTAAGTCCCATACAAAATATTGAACTGGAGTTAAAGATTCTGCTGGAGCTACGATTTTTATCTCTCTGTCCACTTGGTGCCACAAATCTGTTGGCACTGTGCTATCTACACCGTCCGCTTTTGAAAACGTGGTATCAGTGTTTGGCAGATAGCTCGCGGGCGACGATCTTCTGGGTAGCGGCTGTCTCAAGGTTCCTGTGAATGATGCGGTAACCTGAACCGGAAGAACCACATATCTCCACAAGTTTTGTTCTCCTTGGTCATCAGAACCTCGCCACTTTCCAATATCTGTTATTTCTGAATAGTCTATTGTTGTATCTATGGAGATTGAGTTTAATCCCAGTATTTCTTTAGCTGGGTTTCCTAGAGTATCGGTGCCACCAGAAGAGTTCTGGGCTTTAAACATTCTCTCAACCTCTTCCGGAAGAGTGGATTCTGTTGTGGAATCTAGGATATCTAGATCGTAATACTTTAAAATGTTGCCAGATTGTGCAGAAGTCGGTAGCGTATATGAGCTAGTTGCTGTGACTTCGTTATAGGTTGCCCCTCTGGTTATTAGCGTGATACTCTCTCTTATTGGCTCTCCAATGCTCATACTATAGCTGATTGATGTTACTAAGCAGTTTCTGTATGTAACCTGAAACAGGGCAGAGCTAGTATCTAAAAGATCTTGGTTGTCTTGACCATAAAGTATTGTTATGTCAAAATTTCTTAAAGACTTTGAGTCTGGATCTGTCTGCCCTTGACATCCGATATTATCTGGGTTTAAAATATGACATTGATTATACCCAGTAGAAGAAGCAACGTAACTGGACGCATCAATAGAATAGAAAAAATTATCTGATTTATCTATCACTCTATCTATTGTTATTTCAAATTGTTGCTTTCCGTAGTAATGATACCTTCTTTGAAATCTACCAACATCCAATAGCGATGCGGACGGATTGTCGGAACTTACGCCAACGCTTTGTACACCAGTAAGAAAAGTAGAATCCGCTGGAGTTTGATTGCCGGTTTGTGTCAACCTACCTCTACGATTTCCTGTTTGATTTACAAGAACTCCCATACATGCATAAAAAACACGTCCGTTCGTTTCGCTAAAAGGATATATAGTCATGACTAAGCTCCGCTGCTTCCGAAGCCGCCTTCACCTCTGTTGGAATGTTGTAAATTTTGAACCTCCAACATTTCAATGTTTGGCAGCTTTTGAATAATAATTTGAGCAACCCTTTCTCCAGAGTTCAAATCAACTTTCCAGTCTGACGAATTATATAGGCAGACTTTTATTTCTCCACGGTATCCGGAGTCTATAACCCCAGCAAATACATCAATTCCATTTTTAACTGCGAGTCCTGATCTCGGCCATATTAGCCCAACATAACCTTCTGGTATCTGTAGCGATATTCCCGTAGAAACTGTTTTTCTACTGTTTGGTACGATAGTTGTAGGCTCAGAAGCGTAAAGATCCCATCCAGCATCGTGTTCGTGGGCTTTTGTGGGCGTTGTAGCTGATTCTTCTAGCTTTTTTACCAGAACTTTTTCCATTTGTTTTCTGCATGGCTTTTTGCATGTGGTGCTCTTGCTTAACTGTTCCATTCTTGCTCTTTGGTCATGATCTTCAATATAAGTATTCATACTTGTCCTTTACTTGTAAGTATTAATATATCCGTAAGTGCCAGTCCAATAATTGTTAACTAAATGCCATTCTGTCGCAGCCAACCCTAGTGGAATTTTTTGTTCTATTATTTCATAAAGGTTGTCTAATACTTCAGATTGTTTTTCTGCTCTGTCTCCGGGGTCTGTTAAAGAGTCTCTCTCCGCAATTAACCTATCTCTAACTTCATGCAAAGCATCGTGCTCTGCTTTTAATTCTCTAAATCTATCTCCAGCTAATTTAAGTGTGGCAGGGATAAACAGAATGTCAGGTTTACCGTCACGAGGTTTTCGTTGACCAGTAGTATTGTTTATTCTGTCCTTGTGCTTACCAAACCTTTTCTGTAAGTTATACACATCTGTTTTATTAAAGTACTTAGGTATGTCATATGCGTGCATTATACTTCCGGGTACTAAGCTATGCTTCCACCTAAACATATGTAGTGTTTCGTGCTGTGTAATACTTTGCACAAATCTGTTACCCCGTTCCGTGTTTAACCCTATTTTTCTAGTGCTATTTAACAGTATGTATCTTTTACTAGCGTAAGCCAATCCTAAAGCCCCATACTCCATTTCGCTTTGTGGGCGAAAGTAGTAGCGGATTTTAGCTTTTTTGTGGTTATTAACCTTAATAAACTCAATATCGCAAACAGTCTCCATTTCATCAAGAGCTTCATCAATTCTTCGATGGGTTTCCTCCGATGATATCTCAGCCATGTGACCGTTAGGCTCAAGCCAATACTTTATCTTTTGGGCCTGTAAATTGCAAGTAAATAGTGAACAAAAAACGAAAAACAGTAGGAATCTAAACACGTCAGACCTCGAACAAATAGAGAAAAGAAAATCCTAATATTTATCCCTCCTAACACAATCCTTATAATATACCGCCAAAATCCATATCTTCCATATCATTTTTACTGGCTCCAATTTTATAACTGGTTATTTCATGCTCCTGTGGTGCTACTTGAACAGATTCACTACTCATCCAAGGGCCAGTCCAACCCCCTATGGGATTTTTACCAACGTTTTCATAAGGCAGCCCAATTGCTTTTCTTCTGGACATACAAAGCCAATCAATGTATTGATGTAATACAATTTCATTTAGACCGATAATTGATCCATCTTTGAACAAGTAAGATGCCCATTCTTTTTCTTCTTGGGCGGCTCTTTCAAACATTTTAATTGCATCTTCTTGACACTGCTTTGCCACTTTGGTGAAACCTTCTTTTTCTTCTTTGTGCAATATTTTTAATATCTCTTGCGTGTTGGCTAAATGTAGAGCCTCGTCACGCTTAATCAATTTAATAATGTCAGCATTGCCTGCCATCTTTTTGTTTTCTGCAAAAGCAAAAGAGCATATAAATGAAACATAAAATCTTACAGCTTCTAATATGTTAATGCTAACGATGGTCATATAGATTTGTTTCTTTAGGTCTGAAGACTTAGTTGATTTACAAGCCATCCCCATTAAATTATTATAATCTTCAATAGCACAGTTTGCCCTTTTCATAATCTCTTTGTCTTCGTATATACCCTCGAAGACTTCTGAGCTGTCTGCATATACATTTTGTATAATGTATGAATAAGACTGACTGTGGATCTTCTCAAAAAACTGCCAAGTCATCATACAAGCTTCTAGCTCTGTATTTGTAACATACTCCAAGAGAGTTGGAACACCGCGACATATGACACTATCTAGCATGGTTTGATATTTGAGATTAGACGTAAAGATAAATTTCTCATTGTCTGACATCTCCTTGAAGTCGCCCCGATCTTTCTTAAGCTCAATCTCCTCTGGTCTCCAGAAGTTCATCATCTGCATACTATCAAGCCTTTTAAACGCCGGATACTTGATGACATCGTATCGCTGAACACCTAAGTCTTTACCTAGAAAGAGAGGTTGACTCATTGGATCTACATTTTTAGTATTAAAGATAGTTTTCATATTGCACAGGCTCCTGAATCACACCCCATATCTTTTTCGGTATCGCCATCACCATCCGGAGTGTTGGCATAATAGAAATTTTTAAGACCATACTTATACCCATATATCTGATCTTTAATGAGCACACTTAAGGGAATATTTCCATCTTCGTAGTGAGAATAATTATAATACAAGTTAGTACTCATACTCATATCTACAAACTTTTGTATGACGGCAGCTATGTTCATCATCCCCTTGTTGTCAGTCATTTCCCAAGCTATTGTGTAATAATTTTTCCTGTTTCGGTAATTGGGAACCAACTGTTTTAAAACACCGTTCTTAGCCTTCTTGTATAAAAGCAAACTACGCACAGGCTCAATGCCGTTTGTGCTATTTTGTATCACGCTACTAGATTCGCAAGGCATGATAGCAGATAAGGTAGAATGACGTAATCCATGTTTTTTAACACGTTCACGCAAATCCTCCCAGTCCATATTGTATTTAGGTTGAACCAATTCGTCAACAGATTTTTTATACCAATCTACAGGCAATAATCCTTTAGAGTATTTAGTGTCGGCAAATTTTTCACATGCCCCTTTTTCTTTAGCGAGATCACAACTAGCACTAATTAAATTCCATTGAATTTGCTCCATTGTCTCATGTACAAGTTCTAACGCCTGATCGTCGCCATAGCCTATTTTATTCTTGGCTAGAAATCCTGCTAGGTTTGTAATGCCTATACCTAGAGATCTTCGGTTTTTAGTAAAATTCTCACCGGCAAGCACGGGATAGTCTTGGTAGTCAATAACAGCCTCAAGAGTTCTTACCGCCATGCGACAAGCGTCTTCTATGTCTTTCTCACTAGATAATTCTAAAAGGTTTAGTGCTGACAAAATACAAATACCAATTTCGCCATCTGGATCGTCGATAGACTGAATAGGTTTTGTTGGATGGATAATTTCTTGACACAAGTTTGACATATAGCAAGGGATGTCCCATGAGCCATGTTCATTTGCTGAATCAATGTTCATGCTGTAAATGCGACCAGTCTCTAATCTTTCTCTAGCAAAAATTTGAGCCAATTGTCTAGCGGGAATCTTCTTCTTAAATTTTAGCGATCTCGCGTTTTCGTATTTTAAATATAATTCTTGAAACTTTTTATTATTGCCAAACGCTTCATATAGACCCTTGGCTTCATGTGGACTAAAAAGCGTGATATCTTCGTTTGCAATCAGACGGTCGTAGAATAGTTTGCAAAACTGAATACTATAGTCTAGCTTCCTAACTCTGTTATCGTCAGTACCGGCGTTATTTTTTAGTACTAGAATGTCTTCAATCTCAAAATGCCAGAAAGGAACATGTACCGTGGCAGACCCTCCACGTAATCCATTTTGTGACGTTGATTTGACAGCGGACTCAAAGTTCTTGAGGTATGGTATAAGGCCCGTATGGATAACCTCTCCACCTCTAATCGGAGAGTTCATAGGTCTCATTCTTCCGATGTTGAGTCCGATACCTGCTCGACGCGCAGTATATTTTCCAACGGCATGTATACTACTAAAAATACCATCCAAGTTATCATCAACGTCAACAAGAACACAACTAGAAAACTGCCGTATATTGGTTCTAACACCAGCCATGATCGGTGTAGGAAGGTTGATTTTAAACGTTGAATAACAGTCATAAGCTTTCTTTACCTCAGCTATGTTGTCAAATAAGCACATGGCTATGCACATATAGGCAAACTGTGGTGTTTCATATATCCGACCAGTACTACGATTTTTTACTAAATACTTATCAATCATCTGCTGGAGACCAGCGTATGTAAATAGATCGTCACGACCGTGATTAATGTACTTGCCAAGCAGTTCTATATTTTCAGCATCCCACTTTTCCAAGATCGTGGGGTCGTAAACCGCATTGTCTACATTTCTTTCAAGAAACAACAAGAAGTCTGTCGGCTGATCTCCATAACCCCACACTTCTTTTCTAAGCTGCATGTTTAGTAATCTAGCAGCCACATATTGGTAGTTGGGCGCAGAGGTAGAAATTAAATCGTTGGCGGATTTTATGAGTATCTTATGTATATCGTCAGTTGATATGCCATCTGTTAAAGATAGATTGGCGTTCATTTCAATATCCGAAAAAGAAACGCCATTTATACCGTCTGTGGCCCATTCGACTACTTTGTGTATTTTTTCCACATCGTATTGCTCACACTCTCCGCTTCTTTTTTTTACCTGCATAAATATCCTTTGTCAATTTTCAATTATTTGTCTATAATAATTTTTATATTGTTTAACTTGATTTCAATTATTGTTTGGTTACCATCTTCTCTTATATCAACATTATCTACTACAGATTGTATTTTGTCAACTGTTTTTTGTTCAATTCCTAATTCCGCCATAACTTTTTTAACTAACATTGACGTTAGGCCGCCATAACGGGCTTCTTTCATATCATCTCTCCAGCTTGGATATTAACGTATCAAACTTCTCAGTGAGCTTATCGTTTATTGCTAGTTTGCAATCTACTACGCTTTCTTCTAAGGCGTCTATTTTAGTATCTATTTTTGTCTCTAAGCTGACGACTTTATTTTCTATGGAGGTCATTCTCCTGTTTAATGCATCATTCACTTTTTCCTCCAGCAGAATAATCTGTTTGCCGTGGTTTACTATACTAAATAACGCCCATCCCAACAAGGGTAGTACGACCATTTGAATCATACTACTTATTGCTTCCCATGTATCTGGCATTTTTTCTCTCCAGTAGAGTCATGTTAAAAAAAAGAGGGGCGAAGAAGCAATCCCCGCCCCTCATTTAAAACTTTTTATTACATGCCGGTAATAGGCTTGTAGTCGAAGAAGTCGCCACCAGAGGCAACTGTCAACGTTACAAAATCAACCTTCATTACCAACTCACCCGGAACCGCGCGTGTTGGATTTGCAGCACTATCACTTCTGCTTGCGGTAGCCCCAGCGACTGGGTTCCACATGTTGGTTGATGTCAGCGTACTTGGTGTAGCGACAGCGGTACCAGCAGCGTTAAGATATAGCTTCCTTGAGCTAACTTTATTACCGTTATTGAAGAAGCCAACACGAGCAAATCGGTTTGCTCTAATTAGGCTAGTAACCTGAGCACCAAAGTCGTGCTCGAACTGATGAATAGCATTAACCGTGTCGCCTTGACCGGTAATGAGAACCTTTGTGCTAGACACTCCGGAAAGTGTATCACTACTTGCAGCGATAACATATTTTCCAGCTTCCTCGTATCCAAAAGTACCAGCCGAAGCCGATCCACCAACTCCAACCTTTTGGTTCGAGCTAAGACCGTCATTAAGAACTTTAGGTCTTGTGCCATCTTTAAACTCTGTAGCATTATCTTTCAATGCCAACGCTTTAGTAATTACTGTTCCAGTAGTTGTATTACTGAGAATGGTTCCGCCTTCAGTAGCGTCACCAGAATAAGCTCCGCCAGTGGTGTTTACCAAATAAGCGGCTTGATTAGCAGGAACTGCCATAGTAGATCTCCCTTTGAAAATCAGTTAAGTAAAAATTGTTATGTCTTATCCCATTATCCAAAAAGAGATCCGGTTCCTTTTTAACATACACAAATTATACCAATTGGCAGTTGCTTTTTCTACATAAATTTACAGCCCTTTTTAATCTTCTTCTAGCGGTCTCTCGACTATATCCGTTGGCCTCAGCAATTTCCACCATAGTCATGTTGCCAAGATACCTTTGTTTAAGTATATTAGATACGTCTTCAGGCAAGCCAATTAGGATATCCATAAACTCTCTAGAGCTGTCTCTGTAGACCGAATCAGATTTAATAAAATCTAATTTAATGTTGTCTAGATACAGCATCTGCTTTTTCTTTTTGAGTTCGTTTTTGAAGGCAAAAGAAAGCTGTTGATAAAGATATGAGGTAAACTTTGCACCTCTGGATTCATCGTATTTATCTATACACTTCCACAGGGTGATCATCTTAATAGACTCTAGCTCGTCTCTGTCTATGGAGCGATTGTATCTGTTAGATACCGCGTTCATTATATTTACAATATTAGGGTCTTTCAAAAGTTCGTCAATTTTATCCATCGTTTCCTCTCAATATTATCCCACCACGGGATTTTTTAAGTTCAAGTAATCCACTCAGACCGTCAAGATAAATTTTATCCATCTTGTCTGAAACAATATATTCAACTTCACCT